TTGATATTCTAACCAATAAACCAACTCCTATACAAGAAAAAAAAGGTGATGAAAAGGAAACTAATTATGCACTATACCAAGACTTTCTTTTAAAATTAAGAGGGTTTCCAGAAAAAAGTTTAAGTAAACATGGAAAGGGTAAAAAATTTATTATACCAACACGAGATTCAATATTTACTATAGGACAAGGTAGAACTATAAAGTATACTGAAACAATAAATTATGAAAGAGCAGCAGGAGTAGCTGATGACACTGGAGATGGAACTGCAGAAGACCCACTAATAGATAATGAAGAAAGAACAAACCCACCAGGATTTTTTAAAGTAGAGGGAGCACCAAAGTCTTTACAACAAGTCATTGATGTAAAAGAAGGGGAAGAGAGTGATAAGTCTTTAACTATAAATGATGAATTTACAACAAAACTTTTTCCTAATCCAGAGTCAAATACACCAGAAGATATAGAACAATTTGTTGTCTCTGTGAGACCAAATGAAGAGAATGGTAGTGCATCAAAATCTGGAAATAAACAAGTACAACAGATGTATCTTACTTGGGGTTTATGTGAATGGATTATAAATAATGGAATAGGATATGAAGAGAGTGTAGAAGAAGGAACTATAGTCACAGACATACTAAGAAAATTTTCAGAACCATCTTTACCAAGAAGAGTTTATTCTATTCCTCAGAAAGACGAAACAATAGAAGAAGAAGTTACTACTGAAGTACCTAACGAAAGTGGAGAGGGGACAACAACAAAAACAGAAACAATAACCAAAGCGGTAATGACCGATGATAACGAAAATAGAGTATTAGTAAGTAACATACCAGCATCACATAAAGAAGGTACTTTTATTAGAAGTGTGCAGTTTCCCGAAATAGATATAACGATTCCAGGAGTACCTTTGAAACGACCTCAAACTATGGGTGGTCTTAATTCAGAACTATCACAAAAAATTGTGAAGGATGGAGTTCAAGGTAAGTTTTTATCAAATACAGCTGGTGTCCCTAACGAAATCTTTTCTACTAACCCAGGAATATGTGTTCTATCAAAAGTAAAAGGACTTGTTTCTCCAGTAGAGGTACAAGATGAAAAAGATAACCCTATTGAAGAAAAAATGTTTAGGATGAAAGACTTACATGAAAATTTTACATCTTTTAATGAAAAGAAAGACAAAATATATGTCAGAAATATATTAGTAAATGCAAAATGGTTCTTTGACGAGTATGTTAAATATACAAATACTGGAACAGAAAAAAGTTTAATAGAGCTTGTAGGTACAATTTTTGAGCAAATATCAGATTGTTTTAACAATGTAGTACGATTTAAGATTAGTGTTACCCCAGACGGTGCACTTGAAGTTAAAGATGCTGAGATAAATCAGAAAGTGTATAGTAAAGTTGAATTAGAAACAGCAAAACTTGATTACAGAGAAGTAGATTATCTTAATAAAAAATTTAGAATATATAACCAAATAACTCCTCTAAATGTATTTGGTCAAGACTCAATCGTAAGAGATATAAGTTATAGTATGGACTTAGATTCAGATATATCAAACCATTTTTTCTTCAAGGATAATAATAATTTAGTTTCAACTGGAGACGATATACTTCTAAAAATAAACAGATTAAAAAAAGAAAAAGCAATATTAGAGGCAAGTAATAAAGCTACTGGTGATGTTGACGCAAAAATAACCTTAGCAAAAAAAGATTTAGATGATACGATACCAAAAGCAAAATCATATTTAGAACTATATCTTGAAAGTGCAACAAAATCATATGGAAAATTGATACCAAAGAAAAATAATTCAGTTGATTTTAATAGTCAATCAGAAATATTAGAGACTAAATTAACAAAGATATTGACATCTGCTGTCATTGTAAATTCTAAAGAAGAATTACCACTACCACCTAATACACCTAAGTTACCATTTAAAGTTGATGTGACACTTGATGGTATTACGGGAATAAAGATGTTTGACGCATTTCATTTAACATATGTACCAGCATTATATCAAAATGGTCATTTTAAAGTAGTGTCAATTTCACATTCTTTAGAAGGAACTGATTGGTCAACAAAACTTGGTCTCATATATATTGAAGCAGGTGAAGTACGAGCTGAGGAATTTTAATGGAACCAAAAAACCTCATATCAGAAAATTTATTTTCAAAAGGAACTTTGTTTTTAGATAACAAAGTTTATACTGGTCCTTACAATATAAAAGCAGATGGAAGTTACTATACCTTAGCAAGATTTGTAGAAGGAAAGTCAAAGAAATTAAATACTAAACAAGAGTCTCTTTATCAAAGTCTGTTAAAGATAACTGGAGGTGTTGATGTTTCTTTAAAAAATAAACAAATTATAAGTGGTGTAATAGTTCCAACCCAAGAAGATTATGAGAAGGGTTCTTATACACGATATTTTATTAAAAGAAAAGGAACAAAAAATATTGTTGAAGTTGGTGAAGAAGAACTTAATAATGTTGGTTCAACAATAAGTGAAGTATTATTTGAAGGGTTTCAACTTGAATGGAAAATATCTGGAATATTAAATGACAAATATGATAGTAAAGGTATCCGTCAAGAATCTGGAGTACGAGATACAAACAGAAGAACAATACAAAGATTAGAACAAGAGTATATTGGAATATCTGATAAATTAAAAAACCTTACACAATTCTACAGAAATATTTAGTTCTACAGATTTTAGACACTACTTATATACAATGGTTATAGTAGATTCTAAACAAAAATTAGAACATCTAAATAAATTAATTGACGAACACGATTGTTTGGTAGAAGTTATACCGAGTGATTATCTTAATCACCCGTGTGTTAATTCTATATCATTAATCATGATTCAAGTCAAAGAAGAGATTTGGGTTGTTTCTTACAATCATCCAGATTTAGAGTGTTTTGGTGAAGTAGAATTTTGTTTTCTTAACAAAAAATATGTTGTAGATTCAAAAAACTTTTACCATTACTTTGATGAACCAAATGTTATGGATGTAAATTTAATAGCATATCTTAGTGGTCTTTCTCTTATAGAATGGAGAAACCATGTCACTACCACCCACGAACAAATGTACAGACAATATCGTGATGTAAAAAATTGTAATCATTTAGTACCTTTAACTAAACATTTAGAAAGAGTTGAGAATCTATTTGAAGATGTTAGTAGAATGTTAGGTCAAGCAGATTTTAATAAAGAATGTTATGAATGGTATAATAACGGAGCAATAAAAACATATTCAAGACTTGAAAATTCTGGTATAATGACAAATGGTAAATATTTAGAACACTTTCCAGAAACAACAAACCGACCTACAAAGGGGTTGGTTTATTCTGAATACAATTTATACACAAGTACTGGAAGACCATCAAATAGATATGGTGGTGTTAACTTTGCAGCACTTAAAAAAGAAGATGGTACACGAGAAAGTTTTACAAGTAGATATGAAAAAGGTTCTCTTGTTAGTTATGACTATGACGCATATCACATCAGATTAATAGGAGAACAAGTTGGATATGATTTTAAAGATGGTTCTATACACGAAGAATTAGGTAAGTTTTATTTTGATAAAAAGAAACTAACTAAAGAAGAGTATAATGAATCAAAGAAAAAAAGTTTCCAATTATTGTATGGTGGTATTGATAAAGAATATTTAGGTCATGGATTTTTTAAAAAGGTTGATGGATTCGTAAAAGAGATGTGGAAAGAATATAAAAAAGGTGTGGTAAAACACCCAGTATCACATTTTGAAATAAAGAACTTGGAAAACCCAAATCCACAAAAAGTATTTAACTATTGGATACAACATACAGAAACCACTCGTAATACCGAAGTACTTAAGGGTGTGTTGGATTATTTAGCAAACAAAAAAACCAAACTAATTATGTATACTTATGATAGTTTTCTGTTAGATTTTGACATGAACGAGGGTGTGGAAGTATTAAAGGGTGTGCAAATGGTATTGGAGAGGGGAAATTATCCAACAAAAGTAATGGTAGGAAAAAACTATTCTGAGGAAGTAAACATAACAAATAAGTTGACAACTTGATATTTATAGTAGGAGAATAATATGATTTTAACAGAACAAGTAATTAATGAAGTTTTAGAACGCCTTGACGAGAAAGTTGATACAAAAATTGACTTGACAGACAATAAGCATCTTGCTAAATTAGAGTACATTATGCTCTTTGAAATGAATTTCCCGTTATCAGATACCCACGAAATGTTAGATAGACTTAATGAAAAAAGAAATCCAGGTGATATATGGAAAACATCACAAGGATGGGCAGGATTAAAACCTGGTGAAGAAAAAGCACAATACGGAATGCCCGATAGAGAAAGTGCTGAAAGATATGTAGGTAGTGGTGGTAAAGAAAAAGACAAAAAAGATGTAAATATTTTTGATAAAGAAGAAGACCCTAAAGATTTAAAAAAGAAAAAGACGAAAGAAAAACCAAAGAATAAACCAATATCACAAGAAGAAATAAATGATGTAGATGGTAAGTCAAAAGAAAGAGTATTGGATGGAAAAGACGCCCCACCAGGAACTGAGTCTTCCGCAGTAAACGAGATTGGAACTGGATATGCTATGGCGTGTATGGATGAGTCTCCTAAAGATGTGGATGGATGTTTAGATGAAAAATTAAAAGGGACACGATTGGGAAGAAAACCGGGTAATAATAGTGAAGAAAAAAGAGGACATATGATACGAGCTGCTCGTAGAGAGAAACAACGAGTAAACGCTACTTTAGAAAGAGAGGGTATGAACCCTAAAAATACAAAAGTTTCACACATCGGTGGTTCTAAAGGTTCTTTGGATGATGCAGTTAAGAGGTTAGATGAATTACAAAAAGCAGGTTTGACAGAAGTAAATGGTATTGGTATTGATGATTATAAATTGATTATAAAAGCAGGTGGTGGTGGAGATGACCCAACCGATACTTTAGTAGTTATGGTTGAGTATGATGAAAATGGAAAACCAATTAAAGCACAAATAAACCACACCTCAAATAAGATGACTTCATCAGACCAACAATCAAATAGTGGACCTGTTAAAACAGCAAAAAATAATAATGAAAGAGCAAAAAAGAGTCTACCGAAAGAAGCACATAAAGAAGCAGATAAGATTGAGAAAGATACACAAACTGAAATACGAAAACAAAGAAAACTTCAAGCAGAATATGTTGGTACATATGCAAAAAGACTTGACAAATTTGCTGATGACCCTGAAATTCTTGATAAGATATACAGAAGACTTATGAATGGTAAGGATGGTAACCCACCTGGGATAAGTTCAACAGAAGCAAAATATATGGATGGTGTTCTTAAAAGAGTTGGTCTTAAACCAGGTGAACGAAAAGACTTACTAAACCCACCAAACGAAGCAGAATTAAAGAAACACCTAAAGAAATATCTAAAGATGTTAAAGGATAAAGAACCAGGTGGAGAAGACGGAGCAACTGCATTAAGTTCAAGTACAGACATACCTATAATGGTAAGATTGTTACAACAAGAAAAAATGATAACTGGAAAAGCACCGATTGACCCACCAATGCTTGATTCGGATTTAAAGAGTTATTATGAAAAACAAACAGATGCTTTAAACACTCAAAGAGAAGAGTTGAATAAACTTGGAGCAAAAAATGGTCAAGAAAATTTAGGAAATAAAACTTTTATCAGAGATTTAATTAAGAGAATGCATTTAGATATTTCAGAAGGAGCTAACCCAGGTGGAATACCAAATCAAAATTTTGAATTAATTCATGGTAGTCTTGGGTATAAGAATGAAATACGACAAGATGACAATGGTGATATGTATGAAAAAGGTAAGGGTGGTTTCTATAAATTAGATAAGAATGGTAAACCTACTGGTGAACCAGTAAAAAAAGAAGACTTAAATGACTTTGATTGTCCTGTAGTTGGAAACTCAGATACACACAGACATTGTCTTGGTCTAAAAGAAGGACAGAAAGTGGAAGAGGGGTTTGATGTGAAATATGAAGAGTATAAGATGAAAGATGGTACAACGACTATTAAGGCGTTGATATATGATAGAAATAATAAACCTATTGCAGTACAAACTTGTAGACCAAAGTCTGGTCCAGGTGGTATGATACAAGATAGTATGGTTTGGAGTAAAGACTATGAAATCTGTTTAGCAAAACAATCTAAACTCCAAGGGTATTGTGAATAATGAATACTCAATTACTATGTTCATTCTCTCAAAGGAGAGACTATAAAGATATTGTTGACCTCGTCAAAGAGAGTTATGATGTTGTCTTCAACAAAATTTATATTCTGGAAAATGTTGAGAATCATAGGCAGATGATGTTAACTTATAATGTTAACAAAGGAAGTAGTATACACTTACCACATACAATTTCTTTACACAGAAAGAAACACACTAATTCATTGTACACTATAAACGCAATTAACGAAATTGTGATATTATTAAACGATGGTTCAATGGATAAAAACTTTCCAATTCCTTGGGAAAATTATCGTAACTCTATGTTACTTACTGGTGATGAAGGGTTAAAAGTTATCAAAACAAAATTATTTAAAATAATTGATGTATAATAAAAAAAACACTTGACTTGTATAGTAAAAGTGTTGTATATTTAGGTATGGAAAATGGGGATAGTACAACCATTTTCAAAATAAAACAAATAGGTTATGAATGAAAAAAGTATATATAGATACAAATGAAGCCGCAGAGGCAAAAAGAGAAAAACTAAATGACAATGTTATAGTTTCGTATGATACACATGGTGACATAGTGGGTGTTGAAGTACTCAATCCAGTTGGTCTTGATATTGATGACGAATTAGTCGTTGATTACACAACAGAAGGTTTTGAAGACTTTAAGTTTAATCCAAATGAAACAAATGAGATATGGGGAATCGCATGAAAATAATAGAAAAAAATTCTCGTGAAGTTATAGTAGTCCAGGAATCAGAATATAAAGACAACACATTCGTTGATATCAGAGTTCATGGTAAGAATGATAATGATGATTTAATACCAACCAAAAAAGGTGTAGCATTAAATCCAAAGTTTGTTCCACAATTGATTGAAGCACTATTAGAACTTGCAGAAGAAAAGGAATGGGAAAATTTCAAAACTAATTAAAAATAAATTGATGTTTTCACTTTCAGTTAGATACTTATTTTTGGTTACAGAAATAGTAACTAAACAATGAATAATAATAAAATAACAAATACACTTAAGGAGAAACAACATGGCTCTTAATTTAGACCAAATTCGTAATCGTCTCAATTCACTTCAGACAACAACCTCAAGAACTAATAATATGTATAAACCACAACCTGGTAAACAAGTTGTTCGTATTTTACCTTATAAGTTCTCAGATGACACCACAGTAGGTGGTGCTTTTATTGAGCAGTATTTTCACTATGACATCAATAAAAGAACATATCTTTCACCGATTACTCGTGGTAATCCAGACCCTATTCAAGAGTTTGCAGAAAGACTAAAATCTACTGGTAGTCGTGAGGATTGGAATCTGTCTAAGAAACTCACTCCTAAACTTCGTACATTTGCAGCAGTAGTTGTTCGTGGTGAAGAGGGTGAAGGTGTTCGTTTTTGGGGATTCGGAAAGATGGTATATGAAGAATTACTATCTATCTTAGCAGACCCAGATTATGGTGACATCACAGACCCAGTGGGTGGAAGAGATGTTCAAGTTGAAGTCAAAATGCCAGAAGAAACTGGTAAGTCATATCCAACAACAACGATTAGGGTAAAACCAAATCAAACTCCAGTATCATCTGATGAAACTCAAATGAAAAATTGGGTTGAGAATCAAACTGATATGAAGGAAATCTTTACAGAAAACACATATGATGAACTGAAAGAGATTCTTCAGAATTGGTTGAATCCAAGTGATGATGTACAAGAGGAAAGTGTTGGTACGAAAGAAGACACAACTGAGTCTAAGTCTACTGAAAAAACAACTTCAGCAGATACCACAAAGGTCACTAATGTAAGTGACGCATTTGACGAATTGTTTAATTCATAAAACGACAATCAATATAGTGGGTAGTATCTTACAACAACGATGAGATGGCTGTTATTGTACGCCTAACTACCCACTTTTTTACATAGAGGAAAGAAATTAATGAAAAAGAAAGAGACAATACGAGACGAACTTGCTGATGTTCTTGCTGATAAACTAAATAATCAGTTCAAGGATGGTAAGGTCGCATATTTTCTTGATGGGGCTACTGAGTCACCATCTTCAATTAGAGATTGGGTTTCTACTGGGTCATCAATGTTAGATTTAGTAATATCTAACCGACCAGATGGTGGATTACCCGTAGGTCGTATAACCGAGGTTACAGGTCTTGAAGCATCTGGTAAATCGTTATTGGCAGCACATACTCTTGCAAACACCCAGAAAAAGGGTGGAGTGGCAGTTTATATTGACACAGAGAGTGCCGTTAGTCATGACTTTTTAGAAGCAATAGGTGTTGATTTAGAAAAAATGTTATATGTACCACTTGATACAATTGAAGAC